CTTTCTAAATCTCGGCTGGCTGTAACGAGCTGAGATCGTCAACCATCACCAAAGAGCTACGATCAAGGCTGCTCCGACGGGGGGATCAAACCGTCATCGACGCTCACCTCAATCGTAGCATAAAAGACCCCCCTGTCTATGCCTCACCGAATCAGTTTCATCGAGAAAACTGACCCGTAGTTCGCCAAGCGCCCTGAGTTGTTCGTGTTGCCGGTCATAACCACGGTGAACGCATCGCCAGCGTTAGCACTGACGAGCGTTGAGAGCGTTGAGACGTAGGGGTGAGTGGCTGCCGTATGCGTATCAATCTCGAAGTGAGCGATATCCACCAAGCTCACGCCATTCTTGTAGAGATGGACTTGAACGGTATCTTTTGAACCGGTGCCGCTGTAATAGATGACTGCTGTGACATCGACTTCATAAGTGCCTGAGCTTGGCACTGTCGCTTTATAAAGCGCGTTATCGTACCAGCCACCAACATCGGTGAGCTCAGTGTCATAAGCGAGCGTGATGGGGTTTGCGTTGAGCGTCTGAATTGAGCCCACCTTCGCGGAGAACATCGGTGAGCCCACTTCCATCTTTACGTCATCGATGTACTGAAGCTTGGTCCCTGCGGTGCGCTCGACAATCACCGTAGCATAACGAGCGTTCGTTGGTGCTGCCACTGCTCCACCGATTCTCGCCCATGACGTTGTGATTGCTGCGCTCTGAACCGTGACGGTTGAGATGGTTGACTTTCCTGCACTGAAGAACTTCACAACGATTCTCGAGGTATTACCCACTCCCGCTGCCTTCATCGATGCAGAGACCAAGTAGACCTCTCCCTCACGTACTGGGATGTACTCAGAAGCCAAGCCTACATTTGCCGTCGTTATCTGTAGAGCTACCGAGTACAGACCTTCTGCTTGAGTCTCAGAGCGCTTGGCGTCAGTGTTCCAGTCACCTGCCACCATCGCCCAGGTATCAGGCAAGAACGCATCGCCATGGGTCCATGACTCAAAGCCACCGTTACGCAAGAGATTGAAGCCATCTCTCAAAGTTGGGCTCAAGTTCTTTGGCCCTATAGCACCACCGAGCACCCTGCGGTCTATGTTGCTCGCAATCGCGCCGCTCGATGCCTCGATCAAGCGGATGGTCTTGACTCTAGATGTGCTTGTGGCGGTCCTCTGAGCCACCACACAAGCTCCATTGCTTGCATCAATACCAAGATCAACCTCGATGTCATCCGGCACGCCTACGCCCTCATAGGCTGCTCTAGACATGATGCGCCCATCGCCTCTGATTAAGACGCCTGGGCTGATGTTTAAATCAAGACCAGAAGCCACCGAGACGTCCATGCCTTGCATGATTGAGCCCACGCCTATCGGTGACAAGCCCGGTCGCAGACCAATCGGCGTCGCCGTGACCGTTGGGCGGTTGATTACATCATCAATTGAGAGTGATGGCGTGGTTGAGATGGAAGACTGACAAGCGACAAACTTGACGCTTGGCACGTCGCTCGTGATGTCCAGCTCCTTGCCCACGATCTCGAACTTCGCAGTGATTGAAACAGACGAATCATTGAAGTCAGCACCATCGAGCAACAAGTTATCAGTATCAATCTCGATTAAATCGCCTAGCTCCAAGTCTATATGACGCAGAGACGTTCTAAACTCGACCTCAATTGAGCCATTGGCGAACCGAGTCAGGATGCTATCTGCCCAGTTGCGCACGATGGTTACATCGATGATCTCCAAAGCATTGGCTCGGTCTGGATCTTCGATATCTTCAGACTCAAATTGATTGCTATGGAGCTCCTCCATCGAGAAGTTGACGCTGTTGAGAGTCTTGACGCTGCTGCCTGAGACGTAATCACCATCATCATCGCGCTGCTGATAATACGCTGTATGAGCCATCACGCCGGGCGACTCGTAGTTGATGGTAAGCGACGTTGCTTTGCCAAAGTAGAAGTGATTGGCGGTCTCAAGAGGGATGATTAAGAAGTAACCTGGCCGTGATACTGATAGAGTCGCACCAGTGGCTGCGGTATGTAAGAAGCCATCTGTTGGAGACGTGACCCTTGCCACCGTGCCTCTAGTGCCTGCGAAGCCACTGATTGAGCCACCATCCGCAAAGACATCGTAAGTCACCGGGCTGACGCTGGTGAGTGAGAATTTTTTGGTTTCATAAGCCACTGATGCGAGGTTGCTGCACTTGACTTTAAGCTCAAACTCACCGAATGCCGCCTTGCTGGTGGCGTCTTCACGGATAAACACCGCACCTTGCTCTGATTGTCCAATCTCAACAACGACTCGGTTGACCATCCCACCGTAAGCATTGACTTGATTCATTTCATCATAATCGTCAGCGGTGAGCGTTCTGACTGATGAAGCGCCAGAGTCGTACACTTTGCACCGCACCGAGCCCGACTCATCAACGTAAATGGTCGCACCGAGGAACATGGCGATTTCATTGACTAGAGGAAGCACCTGCACAAGCGGCTCTTCGAGTGATGGAGCCAAGCCACCAACATCAGCATTGCGACCATAAAGCATACCACCGACGGGGGTGAGCCCACCTTCACCAGTTTGCTCATGGTGGTCAGCTCGGCTCTGAAAATATTCCTTTTCGGTGCGCGTTTTGACATCAGTCATCGCGTAATGTGAGATCGTGCTCGTGTAATTGGCTGGATCGAAGTCTGAAGCCGTCACGCTTGTTGTGCTAGCACCGTACTCGATGAGCTGCTTGATTACCTCGAGCGGATGCTTGTTGATGTATTGACCACCGAACTTACGTCTGCCCGTCAAAGATGTGTCATCTTTGAGCTTTAAGACGATTTTGCCAAAGCCTGGCAGCATCTCAACAACACGACCAACAAAGATGGTGAGGTAGTCACCGATAGCCATGCCATCGAAGCCAAGCTTGATGTAAATGCGCTTGTCAAAGAACTTGTGAGCATTCGCCCAAGCTCTGATTGTGCCCTCATCAACTATCTCCAAAGACATCTCACCCTGACGCACTTCGCGAGTGATAGGGTCAACAGTGTGAGAAAGATTGGTCACGCTGCTCAAGATGGCGTTGTTAGACTCACTCAAGCCGCTCAACATGCCGCCGAAGTTGTGGATGCGGTATGTTCCGATAGGATTGGCATCAAGATCGAAGTCAACGACCAGCACCGGCGTCTGACCGCCCTGCGTTGCAGCATCTCGAAACGAAGCAGAGAGTGACAAGACCATTGGCTTAAGTTCCTGAGCTCTTAAATGGTGGCTGCTCAATGAGTGACGTGCCAAAGACGCGCTCAATCGGTCCTTGTAGTGGCAGCGATAACGTTGGCGACTCTGCGAGCATCAAGTAAGCATCGGGCGAAGCATTGGATGGGTTCTCAATCCAGACGATTGGCTTGGTGAAGTCATCAGAGTCATCAAAAGCCGCTTCAATCGCCGCCAGCTCATTGGAGTCGGTGACGCTCTTGCTGATGGTTCTGAGCGCTTTGCCTCGGTGGTACGTGTAGCGCTGCGTCAATCCGCTCTTACTTGCAAAGTCACTGACAAGCCCGGTCTCACTTTTGTCATCAAAAGGAAGATTTGGATTGTGCATAAGCTGACGGCGCTGGCCAACCCATACCTCGCCGATGGCGGGCTTGATTGTGGTGGTACCGTCTACATTTTGAAGCCTAACGTGAAGCTTGCGGTTGCTTGTGTTGAGCGTGACTCGTTGCGGATGACTCGGCTTGGCTCCGCTTTGATTGTAAAGGAAGGTGAAGACCAGTCGAGAGTTATCGCCCGATGTAATGGTTTGTGCTTCCGAGATCACGATGTTGCTCATATATGAACCGCTCGCAAGAATATCTACAGTGATATCTGAGCCGCTGGTGTCAACATCGCCAAAGTTGTGGCCCATAATCACCACGGTGTCGAAAGTGACATCAGAGCCAAAGGCAAGACGAAACGCTGGCGATGATGGCGACGTCGTCATCTTTGATGCAACGGTGAGAGCCCCAATGCGATCGTAGGATCTCACTCTTGCATTGCTGATGGTGTCTTCATCGGTTTCATCAGATCCACTCGTTGAAGAGAACCAACCACTCGATGCTTTGGTGATCTTGTCCGAGTTGTTGGTTGCCACCATCATCGGCTTGTCAGCATCGTATGCGGTTTGCTCCCATGTCGCCATGTCTGCCAGTGATACGGTCATACTCGTACTCCCTGCGCTCGAAGATCACGAAGTGCTGGCACGATTGAGTTTCTAACGTACTTAGTCACCTCGGCTCTATTTGGTAGCGCATCTGATTTGATCGTGATGTTGACACCGCCAAGCGATGGAGCTGCGCCGACGGTGCCACCGTTGGCGAACCTTCCTGAGCTGTTCACTCCATCCATATTGGAGAACATCTGCCGCATTGCTTCGACCTGGTTGACGTTCATGACGTACTCACCGGGCATCAAGAGAGCGGGCACCGAGTCTTGACCCTGGACACCACCGCGCACCATACCACCTTGGGCAAACTTCGCAGGGATTAGATCCACCATACCCATGACCATCGATAGAGCTGCCGCACCTGCTAAGCTCATCGCAATCGGTCCCAATGGAGCGGCACCCTTGGCTGCTCCAGTAAAAGACGCAACCGCATCAGCGATAACCTGCTTACGTATGCCCTCAATATAGATGTTGATTGACTGTTTAACGGCTTCAATGGTGCCACTAACAAGAGCCTGACCAAAGCTATTAGCCTCAACCACTGCCGCTTTGAACGCATCGACGACAGTGGTGACATTGCCTTCTAGCTCTTTGGTCTCGTCATCTGTCTTGCTTACTTCTTCGTTTAATTTTTTGACTTCCTTAGCCGCCTCACCAGCTTTCTCGGCAGTCTCTCCAAGCTTCTGGTTAGATCCAGCACTCGCATCGGTCAAACCGCTCATGGCTGCAACTGCAACCTTGCCGATGCCGTTCTTGATTGTCTTTTCAACCTTGCCAATCTGTTGCTCGAGTAACTCTTGCTCGGTGAGTAGTGCCTCAATCTCTTTTTTGGCCGTCTCACCTGACTCAGCAAACTCAGCGCCGAGTGCTCTTGCGCCATCTGCTGCCTTCATCATGCCTTTAGAGATCTTCTCACCCACGCCAGGAATATAAGAAGCGATGTTTGCGTAGCCCTCGATAATCGAACCAACGCCATTTAAGAGCAATTGAAAGCTCTTATTGACTGCAAGCTTCACCGCTTCCCATGCAAGCGCAAAAAAGGTCACGATACGAGTGACACCGACGATTGACTTGGCGACACCGGTGGTCATCAACAAAGCAAAATCTCGGAAGTACTCGATGAGCTTGAGACCAATCAGCTTCTGATTGGTGACTAAGAAGGTTCTGAAGCTCTTAATCAATGGCGTCATTGCCTTGATTGCAGCATTGAAGGCATTGATGAGCACGTCACCAACACGAGCAGCGAGTGACCCAATGAGGTTGTTGCTCTCATCGAAGCTCTTTATGAGCTTATCATTCTCATCACGATACTCGCGGGACTTGTCAGTAAACGCCCTGAAGACCTCAACGCCTTTCTTGAAGAGCTCGAGACCTTGATTGAGACCAGTGGTGGCAACGGCAAACCCTCGAAGAGCTGCACCGCCAACCGCACCGAACTTGGCGACCACCGATTGAGCACCCTTGGCTGCTTTGGCAATCTTAGCAAGCGGTCCACTGGCTTTATCGGTGGCGGTGATGGTGACTGGTACATCATACTGAGCCATTTTATCGCCTCGCTTTCCTCATCGCTGCCTCATGCTCAGCATGAAGCTGCTTCTGGCGCTCTATCTTCATGCCATCAATCTCGGTGTTGATGGTGTCGATTGCTTCAAACACAAACGCGGGCTCATCAAGCAGACTCGATGATGCGTAGGGTAAGACACCGTAGGCTTTCCACTCGCGGAACCAACCGAGCAAGAGGTTGACTTCAGCATCAAGCTGAGACCAAGGGCACCGCCGAAGGCTAGGAGCGAACTCGAAACCAAGCGACTCGTTTGGCTTCTCGCAGCCTCTTGCTGCTCTGAACTGGTCACCCTCGGCATAGTCCTCGCCCTTGCATTGTGAGCATCCCCAATTGAGGGCTTGGTGCCCGCTCGCTAAGAAGCGAGCGCCAAGCCTTAGTCTTTTTTTAGCCCGGACCTCAACGTTGAGATCTCGGTGATGGCTGCATAAGCTTCATCGATGAGCGCCTGCTCAGCACGCTCCCAAAGCTGCTCACCATCACCAATCTCACGGTCGAGAATATCTAAGCACCGCTCAGCACGCACCACTCGCGTCTTGATGATGCGCTCAATTGATGCTTGTGCCTTGTGAACGTCAACCTTGCCGTCACTCTTGATCGCTGAACGATGCACCGCCCGAAGCTCTCCGCCAGTCATTGGTGCCAAGTGAAGCACAATCTGCTCACCCTCATCACGATCTCGGTTGTTGTCCCATTGTGGCACGTAGCGCCGCACGTCTTCCTGCTTGATATCCATGGTTTGATCCCCTTGTTGTTTTACTCGAACTTGATGACAATCTCATCTTCGCCCGCGCTGGTCGCTAGAGCTCGGAAGTTCATTGGCACCACTACCTCATCACTCTGCGGCGTATCCACCGCCGCAACCTCAAACTCTGCATCATCTATTTCAACGATGAGCTTCTTGCCAGCGGTATCGCCACAAGTCACCACGATGGCTTGAGTGCCAAAGTCGAGACGCTTGCCGATCTCAATCGCGAGATCACGACGGCATCGGATAGAGAGCGAGCCAGTGACATCGCGAAAGCCCGGCACATAATCACTCGTACCCGCAACAAAAGCCTCATCAGAGATGCCCTTGTTATTGTTCGCAACCGTGACCTCAAAAGAGGTGATTGGTAGTGAGTTACCCGCCAAGGTCAGAGAGCCCAAGATGCCCGCAATCGGTGAGCCTGCGACGGTCTCAGTCGGTGCGAAGGGCTTGACCTCATCGTCATCAGTGAAAGTGATAGAACTATCAACGGTGATGGTATCGTTGCTGACTGCGGTGACTACTAGGTCAGTATCACTGGCGACCGAGATGACTGAGCCTGGCTTGAAGTTCTCACCCTCACCAGCGTGGACATCGAAAGACGTTCCGGTGCCAGAACCATCGACGGTTGCAGTTGACTCACCCGCTGTGAGCTGCGCCGCACTTGGGCTTGTGGTGGTCGGGATGTAAAGCCCTGAGCTCTCACCCTCGAAGGTCACCTTGGGCTCTTCACCACCTGCGACACTAATCGTCATTGAGTTGACATAGCAACCAGTGAGCGTCTCCATGAAGGTCTCATTGAAGAATTGCGTTAGGGTAAAGCTGCCGAGGTCTTGGTTGGTGTTGAGTGAGTAGGTAACACGAGTACCACCGCTGACGGTCTCGGTACCCATCGCACCCTTGAAGAGCGGTCCAAGGTCTGGAGCGGTGCCAGCGGTACCGCTTGGCAGCACGTAAGATTCAACCGACCATGTTGCTGACTTCTTGCCAGTGATTTGCTCGAGTGCTGAGCGACTCGCACGCGCATCATCGCGCACTTTGCGCTCTTGTGCTGGTGTGAAGCTCGCATTGAGAACCACCGCTGCATCGGTGCCCGCTGGCTTGACGAAATCGGTGGCGACGTTTTCGCTGTCGATATAGGTGGTTTCCTCGTTAACGTAGAACTTACGATTGCGCCCGAGCGCATGTAATTGTGAGACTCCCATTGTGTCCTCCTTAGCTCGAGCTTACCGAGCGTTCGTATTGAATTTGAACCTGTGCCAAG